TTATTCCTTTTTAGCCAGTGGCGGCACGTTCAACGTCGGTGATATTTTGACCTTTCTATCGTAGGTCGTAACCTGAATCTCAGTTTTGTGTCCACTGAACAGCTGCTTGTCTTTGCTGCTAGCGATCGCCGAACGAGCCTCTGGAGATTGTTTTAACCACCAGATAATTGTCCCGGCGTCAGGGACACCACCAAGGAGCATGGAGGATTCAAGGGAAACCGCTGTATAAAACTCTGCCCCTGTATTGCCGGTGTTCGGGTTAAAGAACACTGCGCCGATCGAAACAATAGGAGCGTTTGATTTATTTCCCATGGTTTCGAGGTCAACCATGAGGTGCCGATAATCATCATTGTGATGACCGGCATCATTAATCATGGGATCTGTTTGATCACCATCTTCAACATTGCCCGCAGCTGCGTCAGCTGCAGCTTTGCTGATTGGTATTTCAGAACTAACCGCGGTTTCATCATTGAGAGCTTCTTCCATCTGCACATCAGTGGTTTCCTCGGTTGGTTTTTCTGGGGCTGCTAGTAGGTTCTCGATGGAGAACATGCTGTCGCCAAGATTCGCAATTTGTGGCTTGTTGCCAGCAATCTTTGCCCATTCCGGTAGGTTGTGCGTTTCGGCACCTTGCTCATCCAGGATCGATTGTTCATCTGCTTTTGCCCACTTCGGCATCGCATGCTGTTCAGTTGATAGGTCTTCAGGATCCTCCGGGTCACTGATTCCTTCTACAAGTTCACTGCGTCTGGTGACGAGCTTTTTGCTTACATCTTCGTACTGGGAATCATCAGCCGTAGCATGCGTGCTTTCATCTTGTTGTGAAGGTAAATGTCGGGCTGCGGCAAGTAATTCAGCACTAGGGTTTACGTGATCGGTTTCTGTCAGATTTTTGGTTATATACGCAAGGTGCTCGCTCGGGAATAAATGGATCTCCGGGCGCGCCTGGCGAATCAGGGCAAATATTGCTGCGCGGGAATAGTCCAGGATGCCAGCGGATTTTCTCAGCAATTCAGACCAGGCGCTAAACGCTGGCATTGTTTGCTTATTTTTTACGATGTCCTTACTACGCTGCAGGATCCCCCGAGGAAATGCGTAAATATCAAAATCCATCGGTAGTAATGCGGCCGCGATATCGATGTCCAGCGTATCAAGGGAGTGCTCTAATAAATCCCCGCGGTCTGTTTTGCCAACGCCGCCAGCGTTTGTCCCTGTATCCGTGGTTTTCATTGGGATCGGGCCACATGGTTTGCCTGTACGCCATGCTTTCACGAATACGCCGCGGTTGATATGCGGGGTAATCCACCAGTCACGGATGAAAGAGATTAACTGGTTGAGCTCTGGTTTTTTATTTTCAGACGGCCAGATTGATTTGATCGCTTCACACAGGAAACTAAGGTTTGCGTCGTTCGCCTTATCCTTAAACTCACCGGCGTTCTCGGCGGCCAGAAGCAGATTCTGAACGTAGCTGTTATCGGTGTCTGTTTCGGCGTCAGCGATTTGTTTAATCAGGTCTGTGTCGGCGATGGTCACCAGCTCATGAGTTAAGTATTGAGCCAGCAAACGACGGCGGAATGACATGCTGGCAACAGCTACCTGCAGGTTTTCTGGCTCGGTTTGTGGCTCTTGCTTCCGTGTCCAGGCTTCTACCACTGCAACGCGTTCATCTTCGGTGTCGCATGTTTCATAGTCCTGGACAAACAGGGCTATGTCCTGCCCGGTCATTTCATCAGTTTTTTCATGCCAGATTTCTGCTAACAGCTTAACCAGCAAACTACGCGCCGCACAGGCGCAGCCTGACTCAATAAGTTTTGCCGCGAGTTTATCTGTCAGTTCTAAAACGTCCGGAGATGTTAGCGCAGCAGCTGCGACACACAGCGCATTGTGAGTACCGTCATTATTCTTGAGATATTCATTGATGGTGCTGACTTCTTCCTGTGATGGGTGCTGCTTGCCGTAGAGCCAGTGACAGGCCACCTGTTGAGCAGGGGAGAGCTCGCGAACAGAAATGTAGTCGTTACTCTCTGTTTTAGTCTTTTCGGAAACAGCTGGTGGCGTGGCTTCCACAACGATTTTTTGCCAGCAGTTGTTGTCATCTAGCTGGTAACGGTCGCACCAGGTGTCATCCAGTACGCTTTCTACTGGCAGATCGTCCAGAACAGGAAAGTTTGTGCGGATAGGGAGCTGGTGGTCGGCAGCACGCCCGACGGTGATCCCTTCGTCCTCAAGGATGTTCAGTATCTCGCGGTCTGCTCGCGAATCAGATTTTGCAGAAAACCAGCAAAAAATGCTTTTAGCCTCAGTGGCTTTCGCTTTTGCTTTAATCAGGTACGCATAGTTGTTCATTGCGTTCGGGCTCCTTCAGGTTGTAAGATACCCGGCAGCTGATGGCAGCCGCCTTGGTGGTGGTCATTGGTCAAAACTCGAAACCGGAACGCTTTGGTCGGCTTTCCGGGTGCTTAACCCGCCTTGCGCGGGTTTTGTGCTTTATGGGGCTGGAGAATCGCCCCGCAGCAGCTGCGACACGTGAACGCCGTCAAGCGCTCGCAGGATAGGCTCAAAGGTTTTATGGGCTGGCAGTTTAGATACCGCAGTGATTACGTCTGTAACGGTGATGTCTTCACCTCGAGGGCTATAACCGCCACCGGGTCCGCGCTGCGAGATAACCAGGTTACCGTTGCGCAGCTTTTTGAATATCTGCTCGAGGTATGAAGTGGACAGCTTTGATTCTTTGCTGATAGCCGTCAGGGACACCGGCGAACCATCGTACATTTTGTTCAGGGTAGCGACGGCCTGGACGGATGCCAGAACGCGTTTCATTCCAAATTCCATATTCACATCTCCGGCCGCGACGGCCATTGGTCAAAACTCGATTAGAAACTTTTTACTGGCTGTTGGTCGGCAGCCGGGTCGCCTTTCTGGGCTAGGAAGTAGCAGAGTCGGCGGATCCACACTTCGATTAAATTCAATTTCACGGCTTGTTGCCGAGCTGGTCGGGCTGCAAGGCAGACACCATGCATTTGTCTACGGAAGAGCATGGAGCATACCTGCTGCTGATGTTCAATTACTGGCAGACAGGCAGGCCGATCCCCAAAAACCGACTAGCGAAAATTGCACGGCTGAGTAACGACCGTTGGATTGCCGTTGAAAGTTCGTTGAAAGAGTTTTTCAACGATAACGGCACCGAGTGGTCGCAGGAAAGAATCGAGAGAGATCTTGAAGCCGTCAAAACGTCAATTAGTCAGAAGTCAGCAGCGGGAAAAGCCTCGGCAGAGGCTAGAAAGGCTAAAAAATCAACGAATGACCAACGGAATGGGAACGGGCGTTCAACGGGTGTTAATCCACCGTTGGAACAGAACGACAACGGAAACCCAACTAATAAAGATCCAGATACAGATCTAATAAATAAAACCAGAGAGAGAGAAGCGTGCGAGCCTGGCGTTGAACAGAACGGGAAAAGTCCCGGCCAGGAATATCTCGCGCCTTTCGGGAAATTCTCGATCACCCCTGAATGGCATCCGGGACCCGACTTTGTGAAACAAGCAGCGTTGTGGGGCATCCAGCTTGGTACTGAACCGGGCTACTCCCCCGAAGAGTTGCAACAGTTCCGCGACTTCTGGGAACCAGAGGGCAAGGTTAAACACCACCAGCAGTGGGAGCAGGCGTTTGCACAAAGCCTCAGAAACTCCCGATCACAGCCACGTAGCTTTGGCGGTTCAAAAAAACCGACCGGGATAAAGATTTCTCAACCTGACACAACGATCCCACCGGGATTCAGGGGCTAACCATGAAATCAACGAGTGACCTGTTTAGCCGTTTACAAAAAATGATGCCGCCGGGTGTTCAGCCTCGCTTCCAGAACGCGCAGGAGCTGATGGAGTGGCAGCGGACGGAGGGGCAAAAACGAGCTGCTGAAGTCGAGAAAGAAAACCGCAAAGTTCGCACCGAAAAGATCATCGGGCGTTCTGGCATCTGCGAACTTCACCGCGGCTGCACGTTCGCCAGCTACCAGGTAAACAGCGATGGCCAGCGGCATGCGTTGAGCATGGCAAAGAGCTATGCCGATCATTTTGGTACCGGGTTTGCCAGCTTCATTTTCAGTGGCGGCTGCGGAACTGGGAAAAACCATCTGGCGGCGGCCATCGGCAACAGTCTGATCAAACGAGATCACAGCGTGCTGGTTATCACCGTGATGGACCTGATGCTGAAAGTTCGGGAGTGCTACGACGGCGGCCAGTCCGAAGCGTCGTTGCTGGATAGTCTGTGTCGCGTCGATCTGCTGGTGCTGGACGAAGTAGGGGTGCAGCGAGAAACGCGCGGCGAGCAGGTGGTGCTTAATCAGATTATCGATCGTCGCCTGGCGGCAATGAAACCGGTCGGGGTGTTGACCAACCTCAACCATGACGAACTGACGAATATCTTAGGCGAGCGAGTAATGGATCGCCTGACGATGGACGGCGGTATCTGGGTGAATTTCACCTGGGGAAGTTACCGCAAAAACGTGACCCATTTACGGGTTGTTAAGTAACAAAGCGAGTTTTGACCAATGACCAAAAAGACCAAAGACCGAGTAACACAGGCGCAGCTGGTGCTCGCCATTGTGGACAGAACACCTGATTGCGTCCTGCAGGATATTTGCGAAGCGCTGGATCTTCCGTCAAGCAGTGCGGGAAATCATCTGCGCCAGCTGTATTACGCAGGAAAGCTGGGGCGGATTAACAACGGCACTCAGTACGTTTACCGGGTACGTGCAGGCGTTGAGGTAACCGACATTAGCGAAAACCACGACGAGTACGTGAATGCAGACGAATACCTGTATGCCGGTGTTCCGATGGATTACGTTTCTGAAATCAACGCATACGTATCTCGCGATGTTGAAGCTGAGAATCCATTCAAGGCAACAGACACGTATCTGGCTGACGTTCGAGCGAAAGGGGCCGAGCAGGCTGGCGAATACCTGAAACAATACGCCCAAGGGTTGCATGAAGATGCGCGCTTGGTCCTGCAGGATGCCGGAGAACTCTGCAATGGATTTGCCGCACAGTTACGCCAAGGAGCGGAGCATGAGTAACAACACCAAGCCGCTGAATTACGACCCGGCAGACCCTGACAAGATGCTTCTACCTGCTGGCGATACGTGTGGTAACTGCCGTCATATCCATCGCTGCAAAGCAATGTTCGGACATACCGAAACGGATACCTATTGCGATTGGTCGCCATCGCGCTTCATCCCGGCAAAAACAGAAGGAGCTGCCCAATGAACGATATCACCGCACTGGCGCAGACTGAAATTAATGATGCGCTGGCTCAGCTGAAACAACTCAGCGAATACCCAACTCCGTCCACTCAATACGCCCGAGTGCTGCGTAAATACATTACCTCGCTGGTAGAGGCGCTGGAGAAGGCGCAGAGCAAGGCGACCCAGCAGGGAAACATCGCATGCGAACTATTCGATGAAGTAACCCAGCTTCGTCGAAGTGCCGACGACAAAGCACCAGAGCTTCGCGCTCAGTTACCTAGCTTCAGCGCTACACCACATCTACTTTTACTAAGCCCTACCATTATCAGGAGGTCACTTGGAAGAAGGTGTCTATATTGTTCGCTATAAAGGTGAAGTTCAGTTGGCTAGATGGTCAAATGATCCAATCGAGATTGCTGACTCACCAAATGAAACAATCGGTTATTGGACGATAGTACAGAGTAAGGACATAGCCTTGCCGAATGAGGTTGAGGTCCTTAAAGGGCCACTTCAGTAGTTTTGTGAGTGATAACTAACTAATACGATCCCTGGCATTCGCCGGGGATTTTCATTTTCAGGCTCCGGGAATCACTCCTAACTTATCTTTTGACATAAGAGCCCGCGAGCCTGATCCCTTTCCAAAATACAGCACCAGTCCCGTAGCGAGGTGAGAGTATGCATCAAATGGACAAATTGAGAGAGGACAATTTCCATAGGGAATCTGGTGGGAATTTAGTTAGGGGCGCATACATGATTCGCCCCTCTAGCGAGCTAAAGTGACTGGAGTAACTTCTCAATTGCCTGAATTACGTTCTGTGGATGCAGGACAGCCGGGGTCAGTAGTTGAAGCGTTAAATGTTTTATGGTGTCTGCGGGAAGCTCGCGAAGTTTAGAAATCAGTACTGATTTCTTCTCTTCCGGAAGATTAGCAACTCGAATGATATCCTCTAGCGCGATGATGGTGCTGTCATGTAGTTTCACTGTTTGAACATTCAGAATCGCACCTAGTCCGCCATCATCACGTATGAAATCTATGCCTTTGTGAGTTATCTCGGGGACATCAATAGGAATAAATCCATCACCTGTATTATGCAAACCGCTTTTGATCAACCCATGCTGCTCCAGATAAAGGAGATTAGCTAATGAGGTCATATAATTAGGAAAATGACCCAAAAGGGAATCAACTTCACTCTCTGTTAGTTTTTCTGGATAGGTATCATACAAAATTTGCAGTAATTCTCGCTGTGTAGCCCGATCAAATTTATCCATTTTTATATTGCGCCTTGATATGTCCATTTAGGAGGAAAAATGGAACAGAAAGGAATGCTGGTATCAATCACAGCAGATACCAGCCGGATTGAAAGAAAACTCAATACGTTACTTGAAATGTTTCCCGAGCATATCTCTGATGAGTTCCTCAGCATGCTCACGGGCTTGTCGGGTAATATCATCTTTGCTGATAGTTTGCCCGCAGTTGGTACATGTGGTGCCTTCGATATCATCTACTCCCTTGATTTCGACTCCGCTGCGTACGATGAGATCGTGGCCGCAGCCAGGGCATTTGAAGGGAACATTACTCATCAATAACTCCTTGTCTGATGTGGTTTCATTTGGCGATCTAACGATATCAGACAGGATGGAACTCTGTCATTGGTAGAACCTATACAGCCTCGCTAACGCGGGGCTTTTTGTTTTCACACTAACGGGAATCACTTCCTACTTTCATTTTTACATAAAAGCCAGTAGGCATGATTTCTTCCCGTCACACACAGCGCCATCCGAATAATCGGAGGTGAGGTTATGAAAAGAATGAGCACCATTTACAGCAGACTTTCATACGGTACAGGCACCACGCTTGCTGGATGCGGTGTCTCGGCAAAGGCGTACGCCGATACAACAAAACTTGGAGCGTGGATGTTGGCCGACAGAATTGCGGGGTTAAGCCTGAGCGACTGGGCAATTATTGTCGGTATTGCCTGCACCGTCATCACCTGCGGCGTTAACTGGTATTACCGTCGTAAAGAACGGGAGGATCGGTTAAATGCCCGTCAACAAAACGAAGCTTAGTGCGGCGATGCTAGCGCTGCTGGCATCCGGTGCAACAGCGCCATTTCTATTTGACCAGTTCATCAGCGAGAAAGAAGGTAATGCCCTGGTGGCCGTTGTCGATCCCGGTGGAATCTGGTCGCTATGCCACGGCGTCACCGTAATCGACGGTAAGCGAGTCGTGAAAGGCCAAACCGCCACAGAAGCGCAATGTGAGAAGGTTAACGCTATTGAGCGTAACAACGCGCTGGCGTGGGTTGACCGCAATATCAAGGTACCGCTGACTGAACCGCAGAAGGTCGGCATTGCGTCGTTCTGCCCTTACAACATCGGGCCGGGTAAATGCTACCCATCAACCTTCTATAGCCGCATGAACGCCGGTGACACGAAGGGGGCTTGCGAAGCCATTCGTTGGTGGATTAAAGACGGTGGCCGCGATTGCCGCCTGACCAAAGGCCAGAAGAATGGCTGCTATGGTCAGGTGGAACGGCGGGACCAGGAAAGCGCGCTGACGTGCTGGGGGATAGACCAGTGAAAGCAGGCGTAGTATGCATCATCGTGATTGTCTCTCTGGCTGGTGCGTTTCTCGCTGGTAGTCAGTGGACGAATCACAGTTGGAAAACAAAGTGGGCCGAACGGGATAGCGCTGATTCATCAAAGGTGGCGAATGCGCAGACGGCAGCCCGAATGATTGAACAAGGGCGGGCTATCGCCCGTGATGAGGCTGTTAAAGATGCTCAAGCTAAAGCAGCGAGCGCTGCCGTTACTTCTGCTGGCCTGGCTACCACTGTTAACCAGCTGCAACAGCAAGCAAGAAAGCTCGCTACCCGCCTGGACGCCGCAAAGCACACCGCAGGTCTTGCCGCTGCCGTCAGAAGCAAAACAGCCGGAGCCGACGCCGCAATGCTCGCCGACATGCTCGGAAGTCTTGCAGAAGAAGCTCGATATTATGCTGGACGAGCTGACGAAAGCTACCGGGCAGGAATGACGTGTGAGCGGATTTACGAATCAGTGAGCTCCTCGAGCAACGATTCCATAGCCATACGATAGTTGTCACATAGTCTATTGATGGAACTTGATTGTTCAGCTCAACTCGAATCATATTGCGATTTTGAATAAGTCGGGAAGCGAATATGACTCATAAACTGGATGCTCTGGACAGATGGCTGAACGTTGATACCTGGTGCTCTGGGCATCCGTCAGATGATGCGCGGTTCTTCAAAGCCGTCTACGCAGTATTGCTGGCTAATAAAGGTGTTTACATTGATGCTGAAGAAGTCGGGAATTACATAGAAGCGCGTTACAAAGGAAGGTTGGCAGATGAGTTTCTATTTGTGGAGTCTCAAAGGGCAGTGATTCGATTCGAAACAATACGCTCTTTTTGCATCGCAAACAAAATTGCGTAGCAAAGCCTCATTAAATGTAATGAGTTTCCTTACTGTTTTTATTGCCATCACAAAGGCCACCTACGGGTGGCTTTTTTAATGGCTTGAACCCTAGGAGCAGAGTCATGGTAAAACCGGTGAAAAGTAATAGCGATCCACGTATCTATGGCAGTAAGTGGGATAGGGGGCGACAGTCTTTCCTGCGAGCTCACCCGCTGTGCGTTATGTGCCAGGAGCAGGGAAAGGTCGCCGCTGCAACGGTGGTGGATCATATCATCCCGCACAAGTTAAAAGAGGCGCTGCGGTCGGGAGGCAAGGACGCGTTATCAAAAGCCCAGAAGCTATTCTGGGACCAGAAGAACTGGCAAGGCTTATGTAAGCCTCACCACGATTCAACGAAGCAGCGCATGGAAAAGAGAGGGATTGCGGACCTGTACGCTGACGTTGCTGCAGGTAACCGCCCGACAACTGATGAAGCAACATGGCAGGCCGACCCGACAAAGCGTAACTGCTACGTTCTGAACTCCGCGCCGGGCAAGATGCGTTTGCCTGACCGTAACGGCGTTCAACCGGGGAGTATCAAAGCACCGGTAATGCGCGGTGATGGTGGAACGCTGACAGCTGGGAGTGTGCAGAAAGGTGGTGTGCCTAACATTGCTGGTCGCATTGCTGGGTGGACAGACAGAACTGGTGCTATTTGGTCTACTGCACAATTAACACCCCCATTTAAACTATTACCGCGTGGCGACGGCGGGTATCCACAATATAACTATGGCGTCTCAGACACTGGGTCAAATGGGCTAGATAGGCAACTGGGTATAGATTTATCAACAAGCAGTGATGCTTATGTCCCCGGGCTAACCGAGGTTCGCGCAAACTCCATTGTCGGTTGCTTCGTTATCTGCTACGCCGGTCGCGCACAGAATGCTGGTTCATTCGATGCAATGACTCTTTCCGCGCGCATGGAGTCAATAAATAGCGATCTACAGGCGAAGAATATCGCGACCAATGCGCGGATTGATTACGCATTGCTGTCACCAACTACGCAAATTTCCGTGGGTCAACGGCTTATTTTAGCTAACCCATTCGGCATCAACACGCCGGTAATTGTGCAGGCAGAGTTATTATCATCTACCGGACTCTGGTTTAATACTGGATGGGCATATAATCCAAGCACCAATGGCTCTTATGGTACAAGTGCATCGTATTCTCAGGGAGAAGGAATTGTTGTCCAAGCTGGTTCAGCTAAGTTGAATACTGCTGGTACAAACTCTGGCGGTGGTGGTGGCCCTGCAGCAGAACTAACAACTGGCACTTATCGAGTCTATGTGTGGAAGGTAACAGCATGATTATTTATGTCTGGAAAGGCGATTCTCGCTCATATGGTTCCTCCCCTGATGTGTGGGGAGGGAATGTACTACCTGTAGCGGTCCCTGATAACTTCAGCGGAGGGAATAAAACCTATAATCCGGAAACTGGAGAATGGATCATAGACCCGCCATATGCACGAACTCATGAAGATGACGTTCGTGATGCAGAGACATGCCGTCGTAATATGAAAGCAGAAGCTGAGAAGACAATGTCTGGCTGGATTCTAGATCTGAGTCTGGGGTTGATTAGCGACGAGGATAAGCAAAAGCTAATCGCCTGGCGGTTGTATGTGAAAGCGCTGGATGCGCTGGAACTGGACGCTGCGCCGGATATTGAGTGGCCACCGCGTCCGGAAAATTAACGCCACAGCGCTTTACTCTGCCGAACCGCCATCATAATGGCTTTCCCCATGCTTTCGCACTGAGGGAAACCAGGTCACCTCCAACGCCAATACGCTAAATCGGTATAGTAGAAAAGTAATACTTGAGGCACTGGCGGAACGTAAATCTGAAAGCGACCCGCCATTTGACATAGGGGTGAAATGTAACTCATTGATGTAATATATGTTATATGTTATATGTTATATGTTATATGTTATATGTCATTGCGAATTTAGAATGAAAAAGTAACAGTCTGAAAAATGAGCCAATTCACCACCAAAGAAATCGCGCTAATATCTTATAAGCTAAAAGATATCAGTGATACATGGTCAGATTTATGGGTTTTTCTTTACCTCGTGCCACTTAGTGTTGGCCAGGTTATCAATCTCAAGCATAGAAACTTTGACGGAAAATATCTGAATCTCGAAAAGGGGGCGAGATTTAAAAGTGTTCAGTTAGAGGCTCCTCCTCTGATCTGCGAACTCATACAGAGGCGCAAAGAAAAATATCCCGATGATATCTATATTTTTCAGAGTCATTCTAACAGGGTCAAATTTCAGGGTAAGCCTGTAACCGTTATTGCGTTCAACCAGGCATTGAAAATTGCATCCAAAGGTATCACGGAACAAATAGTGAGCAGCAAAAGCGCTCGACTATAG